TCAAGCTCAGTAATACATGTCCTGTGAGTAGATTTTTTCCACTTCTTAGCAGGCTTCTCGACTCCTTTTACAAATCTTAAAGTTCTCCATCTGTAATGAACTGTGGCGTGATATATCTCTTTTCTCATCTTAGCGAGTTAATTAGTTCTTCAATAAGCCAAATAATAAATATAACCCCTACTATAAAATCTATAATAAAAATAAAATCTACCTCCATAATTAAAAAGATTCTGAAGGACTAGATGATATATACTTCTCAGTATAATCTTGAGGGTCTATAAACTTAGTGTACTCTTTCTTAAACTTTAGAGGTAAAGTTCCAGTACCTATGTTCCTACCTTTAGCAAAGATTAAATCTACAAGACCTTCGGTAGACTTTCCACTATCATCGGTCATGATGCCGTAGTACTCAGGTCTATACACAAGCATAACAATATCAGATGCCTGCTCTATCTCACCACTCTCACGAAGATCGGACAGGCTAGGTCTACAGCCATCTCTTCTCTCTACACCTCTGCTAAGCTGTGAGAGAGCCACTATTGTTATATTAAGCTCCTTAGCTAGATTTTTTAGCTCACGAGCCACCATAGCAACCTCTTGCTCTCTAGAGGTACCAGTACCCTTAACAAGTTGTAGGTAATCCACAAGAACAAACTTAACCTCTTTAGTTATAACGTATTGTCTAACCTTATTAAGAAGATACCTAAGAGATGAGTCTTTGCACTCGTCTATAAATAGACTAACACCTTCAAGTTTACCTATAGCTGTATCCACTCTACTTAGTTCACTACTCTCTAGTGCACCCTTCATTATGTACCTATTATTTACCTCACTCTCTAGGGAAACCAACCTCTGAAGAAGCTGAGTGTCCCCCATCTCGTAAGAGAATACGGCAGCAGGTATACCAGCCTTAGCACAGTTATAACAAAAAGCTAAACCCAGTGATGTCTTACCCATAGATGAAGCACCACCAATTACAATAAAGTCTGTCTCTTGCCACCCACCAGTAAACTTATCTACTGATTGGAAACCTGTAGGTAAACCCACCATGTTATCAGATGCCATTCTTCTTTGTATATCGTCATGCAAAACCTTTAACTGCTTTTTAATATCAGGTATATCACTACCTCTAATCTCAGATATAGATTTCATCTCAGCATCCACAAAGTCTATGATGTTAAATAAGTCATCACCATTGTCAATTTTCTTTGTGGTAAGCTCTGCCAACTTCTTAAGCCTTATCTTTTTATCCTCTTGAGATAGGTATAAGACCATGTTTTTTGTTATGTAGGCGTAATGATCAGAACTCATACACTCAGCTACCCTGAGGTCCACAAGAGGATCTTTAATAGAAGATGATATTACAATCATGTCAGCCTTATCTCCTTTATCTAATCTTTCTGATACAACTTTATATATCTTTCTATTTAAAGGATCGGTAAATATTTCCTCAGATATAAGGCTATGACAATCGTAATAGTCTCTTGGATTAGACATAATCTTACCGATAAGTCTCATCTCCATATCCATATTATCTTTCATCTGTAATATATTTAGGTTTAACGTATCGGTTAGTTTTCTTTTTATCTATATGTATTTCGTTCTCCCATCCCTTGGCATTTAACCAAGTTCTAGGATTTTTTCTATATTTTTTATCTGGCGTTGAATCAACATAATCCTTAACTCCCTTTATGGCTTCACCCATTTCGGTAAGTGTTAAGTTCATAAATGTTGTTCTAGCGTTAGGTCTGTCTACCTTTTTGTCGTATAGATTCCAAAACATATTAAATGCCTTTTCTTTTCTTTCAGATTCAGTCTCAACTTTTTTAGTATCACTAAACCTAAGATCTATAGTAGCAAAATGGTTAACAATATTATTGAAAACACAATTTGACTCCATATCGTTATTATAAATAGATTGGTGTGTATTTGTTGAAGTATGAAAATTAATATAACGACCATCGACCTCAATAAACTCTACCTTATCTATACTGATAATGTCTGTGTCTGATACTCTGTACTTCATAGTTTTTTTAGTTAGTTTTTTGGTTGTTTTTTGGTTGTTTTTTAAGTTAGTTTTTATCTAAGAACTCCCTATACTTTTCTGAGAAATCAATTGAAGAGTTGTTCAACCAAATCACAGAGGGTTCAAAAATATACTTCCAATCATTTTTATTTGGCAAGTGGCTTGTAGATCTTATTTCAATTGTTTTACAATTATCGTAAACACGAGCTGCATCGCTAACTCTATCGAAATTAAAATCATTAATCATATTCATAAGACCTTTTGTGCACTTTTGATTTTCATCAAGAGATAAAAATCTACTCAAAGAAAAAAAATCAGAGTAGTAAGGCATGACCCAAAACGTTGACCCCTCAAACTTAAAGCTTACATCACCTACATCATCAATCTTTGGGCGAAAGCCTTCAGACTCAAGGTAGTTAATGTAATCTTTAGACAGGTCTTTTAAAACTTTATCAGAATCTGTTTGTGAATACGATTTTTGATTAACCAATAATCCAAAATAAAAAACATAAAAAACGTACTTTTTCATAACTACAATTTAAATTTTTAATAAGATTAAAAAGGGAGGGGATTTCTCCCCTCCAATATTAAAATGGTAAATCGTCAGCTACTTTTTCTTTCTTAACTTCAGGTTTCCAAGTGTCTACCTCAACGTAATGAGTCTTACCATAATCATCAGCACCGTTACGTTTCTTTACAACCTTTAAGGTTATAAATTTATCACCTGTTTTACCATCGAAGATGTAATCTCCAGCTTCTTGTTTTAACTTAGTCAAGTTCAAAGAGAATTGAACTAAGTCTCCGTCAAATTTTTCTACTCCGTTTCCTACGTAGATTTTTTCTGTTGTTTTGTTACTCATAGCTTTCAGCTTTTATAAAATAATTAACTAATGCCTTCCTTTCTGTTGTTTCTATATACTTAGCAATTCTTCTGAGATGCTTAACTTTAAACTCGTCAGGTTTGTCTAAGTATTTGTCTAGGGTAGGACGACTTAACCCTAATCTTTCTGCAAGCCAAGGCTTGTATATTTTACTTTCTTTTAATTTTTCTTTTAATGTCATAGTGTCTCCATTATTAAGTGGTCATCTACAACCTCCTCGTTGTCTATAAAGAATCTTCTATAAACATCTAGTAGGTACTTATACTCTTGCCTACCCCTCTCTATGAACTCGTCACCAGCATAAAATATAGATACGTTATAAGGTCTCTCCTTCTCCTGAGTTATAAATACAAACTCATCACAACCAAAACCATCCATATAGAAGGCTGACTGCCTATCATAACCGTACTTCTTACAAGAGTTTGAGAAACCCCAGTGGCTACCATCACCAGTAGTTTTAAGATCTATTAAAGTCTTACCATTACGGTAATCTGCTTTACCTTTACAGAACACGTTAGTATCCTCATCTTTCCAAGCGTTAGCTATCTCTCTCTCTCCTTCCTTTTGGAGTAAGTCTTTAACCTCGTTATGAGAGAACAATACGTCTTGCATGTACATAATCTTATCGTACTCCTTCTGTAAGATTATAGTAGGTGCGTTAGGATTATCAGCCTTAAACTCTTTGTATCCTTTAGTAGTCCTTGTAGCTGAATTAAATACTAAGACCTTGTCGTTAAACTCGTTAGGCTCTAACATGGCAACATGATATGCTCTACCAAAGATCATAGGCATAGTTTCCTTGTTGAGTTCGGGATTATCCCTCATCATCTTGTAAGTCCTGACATCTTTCTTTATTAACCCTAACTGCGAGTTCGTTACAAACTCGTAGTCAGAGTAATAAAAAGAGTCATCGACTAACTTCTTTATAAAGTTATCTAAACTCATTACACTAAGGTCTTAGATATTTTAAGGACTTTGTTAAGGTTGTCTTGTTGATTCTTAGTCATGGTATAACCACCCATCTTTTGCTCAACAACGCTACCCTTACCATCCTCGATAGCCTTCATCATACCCTTGTACTGAGAATCAGTTAGCTTAGGCTTAGATGTAGATTTCTTAGATGTAGTAGTAGGTGTCCCTTTAACTGCACCATTACCATCATCATCACCTGTAACCACCCCTACAAAAGACGCAAGTGCGTATCTTCTAGCGTAAGATATAGCAGAGCCTACGCCATGAGCATCTTCCTTTGATGGTATATACATAGTAGAAGATATAAACTCTCCACTAGAATGCGATAAGATTGTTGTTACACCACCTACATCTGTAGGCATTTGGATAATAGCTAACTCATTATCTGCTAGTAGTTTACGAACAGAATCCCATACTGATCCAAGATCGGCATAGCTTGACTTGAAGAAAGGGTTTTTTGAGTTTTCTTTAGCAGGTCTTAATTGAGACTGCACTTTTGATAAGGCAAGGGTTAACTTGCCAATTGTTTCTGACTTTTCCATAGTTTTTGGTTTTTAAATTTAATTAACTTCTGATGCAAATATAGTAAATTATTTTACATATTACTATATTATTCCTAAAATATTATACGATATATCTTTAGGTATGATTCTGTCTAGGCTTTGGCTTATACCTTCCATAACTAACTCTAAATCAATATCGTTGTTTACTACCATTAAAACACTTATACCATCCTCTGATGGCATCATAAGTGTATGACACAAAGCGTTATGTTTACCTATATCTACCTGTGTTACTGCTAGGCTATCTGTCTGATGGAAGTACATATAATTGACTCCATGCTCTTTTAAAGCAACCTCTAATCGTTTCATGTTTGGGTGCTTATTAGGTCTTATTCGGTTATCTAATCTGTGTTCAATTCCCGAATCTTTAAGCAAGTTCTCCAGCATTTCTTTTTCGTATTGCATAGACTTTGTAGATAAATTCTATTAAAGATAACTCTTTTTCTAGTAATTCTTCAAGATCATCATTGTTAAAAGATCTATCTACTGCATCTACTATGTTATATATTTTATTTTTATTACTTGCCCTATCTAACTTAAAGAGCTTTTCACCTTTTAAAATAGATTGTATACTATCTATATCATTAATTATAGGGTTGATATACTTCCTCTGTACTTTAGCGTATAAAACATACTTAGCACAAGGATCTTTCTCTCCCCTCATCCATACTTGGTCTACATCAATTGTTCTTACTTGACTATTCATCTTCTTTAAATTTATCTAGTTCTACCTCTAAATTTGTTATAATACTTCTGTACATTTCCCTATCTAGGTCTATGGTTAACTCTAGGTCTTTAATTTTCTTTTCCATAGCCTCTATCCTTATTCTTTGAAATTCTTCTACATCCATAATTAGTTTTTTTACTTTGTTTATATTTCCTTGATGTACCCATGTGTGTTTATTGAAGTCCACTATCATTTTAGTTTTTTTATTATATCGTTAAATTCTTCGTGGGTGTGGATAATCAGCCTACCTAAACTTATTTCTATACCAGACCTAAGCCTCTTGTTAGCCCTATACTCCATAGAGTTTACGAGGAGTTCTTTAGTCTGCTTTAGTAAGTCTAATTCTCTCTGTTTTAAGTGAAACTCTAGCAGAGATAAAGAGTTTAGAGTTTTAAACTCAGACTCATCTACCTCTGCTAACATCCAAATCATTCTACTTATAAATTCCTTTCTACTTTCCATAGTCTATAATTTTGTGTAAGACAATACTTGAAACTCTCTTATCGGATCTTCAAGGGTAAATGATTCTATCTCATCCTCATTTTCAAATGTGTAGAAGATAGTATTATCATCTACGGATGATGGACTTGTAGATACAATCTTTGTTTCAACACAAAGGTCATCCCACCATTTTATTTCTAATTCGTATAGTGCCATATTAATTATCGTTTATTAGTTCGTTATTACTATGTATGTTTAGGTTTCTATTTAACAAGCCTTCTATTAAGTCATAAGTATCGTTGTACAAGTCTTGTGCTTCATCTGTGAATACAATACAAGTATCATCTGATAAACCATCTTTAATTTCCTTATAAGCATCATCTCTAAACTGAAGCTCAGTTATTATAGTTGCTACATCATCTATAAATTCCATGTACCTTGAATTGTCTATATATATCTTAGCCATTATAAGTGTCCCCCCCATTTTTCGAAAAATGATTTTTCATTAATAACATCATATCTTATTTCTCTATCTGATTCGGGTTCATTCATGTGAGGTACTTCTCTAAGCCCTGTACCATATTCAAGTTCAGCAGTTTCAAACTTATCATCTAAGGCTTGTTCCCAAGCATCATTACCCCATAGCCACTCATCAGTTTCTTCTAATGGTATATCGTTTGGTATTTCGATTGTTATCTTAGCCACCTTATGATATACTCTACGTTCTGTTATTGTTACTTTTCTCATAATTTCTAGTTGTTTTGGTTATATTCCTTAATAAATTCTACTACTAAATAATATACTTGTTGTATGTTAGGTACTGCTATTCTGCTATAAGTTTATTGTTTTCTTCCATTGCTTTTAGTTTTTTTGTTACGATTCTTTTTATATATAGTGTACTGATATTCTTCATCAGCCATTCTACCTCTTAGCTCTCTCTCTATATTTATACCATCCATAAATCCTTGAGCCATTTCCATAAATAATTCTTTAGTTTTTCCCATAGTGTTAGTCTTTTGTGTTGTTAATATCTCTTATTGAGTAGCAGTAATCTTGTTCAAACATATAATTGTCAAAGCAGAATACCTCTACACTTGTTTCATCATTATCTGTATTGTGTAATTCAAACTCATCAAATACCATTGAGTTGTTGTCCTCGTTTCCTATTACAATAGATACTTCTCTGTCTTGGTCTTCTACCTCTTGTAATTGTTTTATAAGTTCTCTTATCTTCATGTCTTTAGTCTTTTGCGTTGTTAATAATTCTTTGGTCTAAATCGTTGATACAATCTACACTTAGGTAGTCGTATAGAAAGTCTGTAATATCCACTGCAGTCATTGTCTTTCTACAATGAAACATAATACTATTGACTTCTAGATCTTCGTTGGTAACGTAGGCATCCACTACTACCTCGTAGTCTTTACCCTCTTGCAAAGTTGTTTGTGTATTCATAGTTTTTAGTTTTTGGTTAGGCAATATTAGTAAATATATTTTACATATACAAATTTATTTTACATCATCTATATTAAAGTTCTTTAATTCTTTATCGTACCAAGAATTTAAATCTTCATCTTTTATATCTTTTCTATCATCAAACTCTAACTCTATCAAAGATATTCTTTGCATATCGTTAAGAGATACTTGACCATAAATCTCATTCATCCAAACTAAACTTTTCCATTCAGTTATAAGTTCATCATCTGTTTTATTCTCTATCTCTTTTAGTTGAGGCTCACTTTGTCTTGCAAACTGAAATTTAGTGTTGCCAATATTAAAGGTCGGTCTGCCATAAGTCTTTAATATCTTTAATGCTTTTGTTCTATTCATAATTGTTAATTTTTTTAAATTCCTTGACTTTTTAAAATATTTCTTGTAACTTCGTTTCCCTAAAGTAAGGGTGGCAGGTATGATATAACTTTTCAAATTTGTGAAATATCACACTCTTTTGGTAGCAATGTCCGACCTAAGTGAGACCACATCGGGTATCGGGAGGAATGTCTACCAAAACTAAAGGGATAACCCCACTCGTTACGTTTGTGTATAAGCCCATACTATATTCTATTGGATAACTTCGTAATAGTATGCTTCAAATTGTTGTTTCAAGGCTCTACCCTCTCTTGTGTTAAACCCATAGCTATGTGTATACATACTTGGTATAGGTCTATTCTCTACCATAAAGAAGAAGATGTCCTCTGCATTTATATCGTGTAGGTTTGCAAGTTCTGAACAAGCGTATTCCATATTGTCCATGTCGTGTACTACCTTACCATAATTATCCATAAGGTATTTATGCATTTGTTTTGCTTTCATAGTTTTAGTTTTTTTATTTTATTCCCCATCCTTGTCCGTAAGTACCACATTCTTCTTGTGGTCTTGCATCTTCTTTTGATACAATTTCCCAAGAGCAAGAGCCTTCAACAGATTTACAAAATGATTCATAGGCATTAAAATAATCTTCAGCAGAATCAAACTTGTCTGTACTATAAGAACGAACACCATCACAATCTTGTGAGTAGGTGTTTACATATATAGCACCATCAGTTGCAAGTGCTTTGTAAACTTCAAATTCTTCTTCAGTACATTTAAGATTGTGTCGAAGTTGTCTGACCTTTTCTTCAAGTCTATCACATTCTTTTACTTTCTCTTTATACAATTTAACAAGCGAATTGTTGCTTCTTTTTGATAGTCCATAGTATTAGTCGTTTTATATAATATTAATATGAATGTCTCTATGTGCTAAACTATCGCACCTTGATTTAAATAACTTGACGTTACGAATAATTATAACACCACCTTGTCTTAGGTGTTTTACTGACTTGTAAAGTTGTGGGTATTTTTTCCCAAATTCAATTTCATTAACTTGTCTCATAATTTTTTTTTAGTCTTAGTCGTTTAATAGGTTGTCTGTATTGTTTAGTTTTTCCATTTGTTTGATAGCGTGGAGTAGTCGCCAATGCTCATCTGTTGTACCATTGTCATCAATATAGTTGATAATCTCTTGGACAGATGATAGTGAATTGATGTCGTTGTTCCAATTCGTGTTTAGGTTTAGAGGCATACGAATCATCTTAGATTGCAAGTAGCCTATTGTTGTGTAACTGCTCATAGTTTCTATTTATTTATTTGTATTTTAACGATTTCATTTCCTTTTTCATCTACTGATGTGTTGCAATCTTTTAAACTATCTCTATCTATTTCTACATCATCATCATAATAATGATGATTATTGTAAACATTAAAAGAGCATAAATAATTTCCTGATTTATCTTCAATAATAATTTTCATAGTTTCTAATTTTTAAGGTTAATGTTTAGCAATATAAAGGTTGTGGGATACTCTCTTGTAGTATTCGTATCTTCTTGATGTGTCGCATATACTCCAAGCATGGTGTCAATTCTTTAACCAAGTTACCCCAGTCTTCATCCTTTTCATATATCCAATAATCAAAGGCATCTGATGAGCCTTGTGCTTGACATAACATACTATCGTTATAGTCATACCCACCATAGGTATTATATATGTCCCATATTTCATTGTACATTTTTTGTGCTAATTTCTCGTTTGATTTCATAGTTTCTAATTGTTAAGGTTAAGGGGGGATTTTTCCCCCCATTTTTTATAACTTCGATACATCAATTAGTGATGCTAATATTCGAGTGTCTGTCTCTCTCTGCTTGTTCTTCTTTTGAAGCATACCAGCATCTTTCCTCTCAAACCATCTAACCACTTGGTAGTTATCCTCATTTGTGGTGCATCCCCATACGATAGGCTCACTATTCTTGTAAGATATAACAAGTACTGCTTGGAATACCATATCTTCATTTTGCAAATTATTCTTGACATGATACGTTACTTCAATACCATTTTTAAATAGTACCTTTTTATTGATTGCGTTTGCATCCTTTACTGAATATGTATTCAGTTCATTTAGTAATTCTCTTACACTTTCCATAGTAAATAATTTAAGATTAATGATTAGTTTATTGATTTGTTTCCTCTACTCAGCTTTTATGCAGACTTGTAACTGCCTTAGGTAGCTTTAAAAGATGGGGGAAACTTCCCCCACCAAATCAAAAGGAGTTTGTGTGTTGTTATTAGTCACGCCTTAACACACAAAGGCGTGGTGTCTATCTTGCTTCAAACTAACTGCCACTTAGTTTCATACCTATCAAGGTGGCACTTCAATTGCTTACCACCTATCATCAGTATCCCCTCTGATAGACTTCCCATATTAATCGGTACGGATTTCTTACATCCCCTATGGTGCTTTACCTAACTTGATGATAGCCTATTGGTCTATCCAAGCCCACTTGGTTGTCGGCAGTGGTTTCCGTTCAGTTGATTCGATACTGACAAACGCTGATTGAATTATTGCTCTAATACGTTTAGGTAGGCAATGCTACTGCCACGTATCGTGACTAAGACTTACGACCCTCAATCAAGCTAAAGGTCTATTACTGATATGCTATCTCAACACCCTCGAAAGAGACTTGATAGTCAGATGCTACACTAGGTTAACGTGGTCTTACTGCTAATCCCTAGGGACGTTGCCACAACCATCACGTGTGCTATATCTGAATCAGTATGTTAAAGAACGACAACGATATTGAATCATTGTTGGGACAAATGTACGAATAAAAAACAATACGTGTCAAATTATTTTACATTAAATGTTACAACAAATATTGCAAACGTACTGATAGCAAGGGATTGAGAGGGTAAACTTTTTTTTGTGTTGTTTGTATATCTTGGGGGTTGG